GGCAACGGCACTTGACATAGGTGTTTTGGTTTGGTTAGGGCAGCTCTTCGGGGTTGCCCTTTCTTTTTGATATAACACTTATACCTCTTGGTGGTTAACCTATTATGCATATAGTAACTACAACAGACAAGAAGATATATTTCGTTCCAAGAGCGTTTGATACAAGTGTATCTGTTAAGATTACAGATGAGGAAACCAATGTGTCCGCTACGGAGTCTCTAACGGCTACGAAGGAGGCGAATTACTTGCATATAACACCTACTTATACATTCGTACAGGGTAAGTATTACACCATAAGAATAACAGGCTCTAACGAGATATATAGAGGTAAGGTCTATTGTACCAATCAAACCGACCTTGAGAAGTTTAGTGTCAACAATGGTGAGTTCACCTATTACGAGGACACTGATAATGATAATCAATACATTTACCGATGAGCAATATACGCATCGTAAACCTTGCATCGCATACTACCCCACAGGTTGTAGAAGACAATCGTAAGCAGTGGGTAGCATATGGTGATGACAATAACTACTTCCAATACCTTATAGACAGGTACAATGGTAGTGCTACAAACAATGCCATTATAAATGGTATGAGTGAGCTTATCTACGGCAAGGGGCTATACGCTACCGATGCTCAAAGAAAGCCAGACCAATATGCACAGATGAAGTCTCTGTTCTCTCGTACTTGTATGAGAAAGGTGACCTTTGATTTGAAGGCTATGGGTCAAGCAGCATTCCAAGTCATCTACAATAAAGACAAGAGTAAGATTGTACAAGTAGAGCATATGCCTATTGAGACCTTACGCTTTGAGAAGATGAATGACGATGGTGATGTCACAGGATACTACTACTCTAAAGATTGGACAAAGATTCGTAAGAGAGGCTTTGAGCCTGTACGCATACCTTCGTTTGGTCACGGAGCAAAAGGTGAGGGGTTAGAGATTTATTGTATCAAGCCTTATCGTAGTGGATTTTACTACTACTCTCCTGTAGACTATCAAGGTGGTTTACCTTATGCAGAGTTAGAGGAGGAGGTAGCAAACTACCACATCAATAACATTAAGAACGGCTTATCGCCAAGTATGTTGATTAACTTCAACAATGGTGTGCCAACGGAGGAAGAGCGTGAGCTTATAGAGAGACGAATCATACAGAAGTTTAGCGGTTCAAGTAACTCTGGTAAGTTCATCTTGGCGTTTAACGATAACAAGGAGATGGCTGCAAGTATTGAGCCTGTTCAGTTATCGGATGCAAGTGAGCAGTATCAGTTTTTAGCAGACGAGAGTATGCGTAAGTTGATGGTAGCCCATAGGGTTACTTCACCTATGTTGATGGGTATCAAGGACAATACAGGATTGGGTAACAATGCTGATGAGTTGAAGACTGCAAGTCTCTTATTCCACAACACAGTTGTTAGACCTATCCAAGAGTTGATATTAGATGCTTGTGATGACATCCTTGCGGTGAACGAGGTGAGCCTTAACTTATACTTTAAGACCCTACAACCATTAGAGCTTCAAGCGGATATGGCTGAAGAGGTAAAAGAGGAGTTGAGTAGTGACTGCGGATGCAAGGAAGAGTTGAAAGAGCCTTGTCAAGAGGGCTATGAAATGATAGGCTTTAAGATGAAGGATGGTAAGAGAGTACCTAATTGTGTACCTCTATCGGAATTAAACGAGGATAGCCGCCCTTTTCTTGATGACGAGTTAGCCCACGAGATGTTAGATGCATTGGCTGACTTGGGTGAGGAAGAGCCAGAGGGCTATGAACTCATAGATGCAGAGATTGTAGGAGACGATGAACCAGAGGAATTTGACACTGAAGAATACCTCAATGGATTAGTCAACTTATCCGCTACACAAGACAGTAACCAAGACTCCGAGATATACAAGGTAAGATACAAGTATGTGAAGGGTACAAAGAAGACTTCTAAAGGCTCTTCTCGTAGCTTCTGCAAGACTATGTTATCTCAAAAGAAATTGTACCGCAAAGAGGATATTGGGCAGATGTCCGCAAGAGGTGTTAACAAGAGCTTTGGACACAAGGGTAGAAACTATTCTTTGTTTAAGTACAAGGGAGGGGTAAACTGCTACCATAGATGGGAGCGTAGAATCTACAAGAAGAAAATGAAGAAGAACGGTGAGCCGTATGGTGGAGATGCTCTACGAGGAACTAAATATGTTAATGTTAACCAAGCGGTAAGAGCAGGATTTAAGCTACCTAAAAACCCTAAAGAGGTATCTACTGCACCAATTGATATGCCAAGACAAGGGCATCACCCTAATTACGGAAAATAATGGCAAAGGTATTATTCATAAAAAGAGACGATTTAGTACGCAATAGCGTAATCTCTGGAAATGTAGACTCCGATAAGTTCCTGCAATTTATAGAGATTGCACAAGAGATACATATTCAAAACTATCTCGGTACAAAATTATACGACAAGTTGCGCGAAGACATCATAGCAGATTCACTTCCTGTAGCTTATGCTACTTTGTTAGATGACTATATTCAACCTATGTTGATTCATTGGGCTATGGTAGAGTATTTACCTCACGCTGCCTATACGATAGGTAATGGGGGTGCTTACAAGCACACGGCAGAGAACAGTATAGCGATGGAGAAGAACGAGGTGGACTTCTTAACGAACAAGCATAGAGATATAGCTGAACACTACACTCGTAGGTTCATTGACTTTTTATCCTTTAACAGTTCTACTTATCCAGAATATAACACGAATAATAATGACGATGTACACCCAGACAAAGATGCGGTCTTCAACGGTTGGCAATTATAAGAAACGCTACGAGCCAAAGGAGGTTAACCTAAAAAGACTGAAAAAGCTCGTCAAAAAATTAGAGAACAATGGGTAACGGCTACGGAGCAATATACGGAAGCACTTGGTGGGGTTCACAGAACTCTATCAACTTCAATGAGATTAGCTACTACATCTATGCAGTAGATGAGTTAAAGACACGAGCATTAGCAGATGGTGCTATTATGGAGGGCTTTGGATGTGCGAGTGAGGCTATCCGTACAATGGGAGAGAGAGATTCAGGTGAGGCGTTGTTTAACGCTTACAATACGAGAGTGGTTGCTGATAGCGGTGCTACTGAAGCAAGAATCTGTACTATTAAAGAAATAAGTTTACTACGATGAGTATATACAAGTCAAGCAGTTTAGCAATGATACCTACCGCCTATAAGGATGGTAAGTTGTATAGTATTAGACCTACTGATGGTAGTGGGGATTTTACTTTTAGTAGGGGTTCAAATCTTGCTGCTACGAGGGTAGATGTTAATGGCTTAATTGAGAAGGGTAGAGAGAATCTTGTTCTGCAATCAAATCAGTTTGATACGAGTTGGATAAATAGTAATAGCACCGAGACGGGCGGACAAAATGGTTACGATGGCTCAAGCGATGCTTGGCTAATAAATAAGAGTGCGGCAAACGGATATATTCGCCAAGCAATTTCTCAAAGTGGTGTACAAACTTTAAGTGTATATGCTAAAGCGGGTACTCTTAATTGGATGCGAGTTATTGCAGACGGAGGTACTTCAACGCCTTCAACTTGGTTTGATTTACAAAATGGCGTTATAGGTAATGCGGATTTCTTCACTATTGATTCAAACATTGAAGCAATAGGCGCAACGGGATGGTATCGTTGTTCTATAACTTTTGAAGTAGGCACTATTGCTGGTGTTAGATTTTACCCCGCAGATGCAAACAATGTTGTAAGCGGCACAAGCGGCTCCATCTACATCCAAAACGCTCAATTAGAGCAAGGCTTGGTAGCTACTGATTACATTGAATCGGGAGCGACCACGGGAAAGGCGGGCGTACTTATTGACTTACCGCGCATTGATTACTCAAGCGGAGCGGGTGCGTTGCTTTTGGAGCCGAGCCGTCAGCAGTTACTTCAGTATAGCGAATATTTTTATGGTTCCAATTGGACTGCGGGAACCACCACTATTGTTCCAGTTATTAGCCCAAGTTTATCTCCCGAAGGAAAATTAAACGCTTACCGAATAACAAGAAATGATGGGCTTGGTCAATTGCAATTAGGTTCACTAACAAGTGTTACGTCTGGGGCTACTTACACGGGTTCATTTTATGTAAAGCGTGTTAGCGGAAGCACAACTTGTGAAATATTCAACTTGAATAATGTTGGTACATCTAAAAATATAACAGATGAATGGACTCGAATTGACATTACCTCGACCGCTAATAGCACTACCGGACGTTTATATATTAGACCAGCCGCAGATGGTGATGTTATAGATGTATGGGGCGCACAATTAGAAGCCGGCTCATACGCCACATCCTACATACCAAACCACGGGGAGTCCGGCGGGGTTACCCGTGCGGCGGATTCTTGTTCAGTTACGGGCGCGAGTGATGTGATTGGGCAAA